TTGTAGTGGTGTATTTGTGAAAGCAACAGGGTATTGCGAGACAGTGTATCAAAACATGATTATAGGATATATTCTAAAATACTCACTTTCTTGTCAATGCTATCTTATGGGCTAGTGTGTTCGCTAAAACATCCATATCTATACCATTGGCTACATTGGCGTTTACATTTATGTTATTATTTAGCACATTATTCGGTATGATAGTCCCTGAATTATGAGGGACAAACATCTCTGGTCACTTCTCTCCGACAATATAGGGACTTCATGCAGACACTGGTCATCATACTGCCCTTCATGGAATAGTACCGCCTCCAAATATCGCAGATCACGCCTCTGATGCTTTCTTAGCTGCAATCTCTATTTGTTTGTACATTTCTATGACACTCGTAGTATATTTTATAGTAGCATTCTCTTGTCTCTTGAGTTCCGCTTCGTGAGCATCGGCTATCTTCTTTTCGAGATCAATCTTTGCTAGTGCAAGGTTATCGCTTATAGTCTTTTCAAAAGCAAGCTCTTCTTCTAATTGCTTTCTTTTCTCTTCCAGTGCAGTCCTCTTATCTAAGAGCTTTTGTGTCTCACTCTTTGCCTCCTCCTCTCTCGCTTTTGCAAGCTCTTCTTCGGTGATGCTTCATTTTGCAAGTGCAAGCTCCTCCTCTAGTTTCCTCCTTTGCTCGTATGATAGGTTTGTGTCTGCAAGCTGTTGCTCTATAGCGACGACTCTCGATCATATAGTCTGATCTATCTCTGCTAGGCTATCATTTACTGATTTTAGATCGTCATTGAGCTTTTTGACACTATCGGCACTCTTATCTACCGCTTTTGACACTTCATCAAATGCTTTCTCTGCTGATGATTTTGTCGTTTCAAAGTTCTTTTTTGCTTCCTCGACTACTTTCTTTGCTTTGTCTATCTGTATATCTGCACTCTTTCATGTTATCTCTTTTATTGCTTCCTCTCTTTTTCTATCTATATCTATGATCTCTTGTGCATTCTTCTCTCTTGACTTCTTTGTTCTTGATAATGCTAGTATTCTTGCATCAGCCTCATCGTTTATAAGTTTTACTTGTGCATCTAATTCTTTTTTTACATTATCTATAGCTTTAGAAGATCATCATCACCCTCATCATCATGTTGTCTTAACTCATGGGAAGGTAACTGTATTTGCTCAACTGTTTTTCAATAGTCATCATGTCGGATCGTATGCTTTGGGTCAAAACTGAGACTGATCTGTAGCATTTATCTTTGCTTGCTTTATAAGCGATGATATTCATGGTATTTTAGCCAATAATGAAAGAAGCTGTCCTATAGCTGTGTATATACCGAAGACTTGTTGCTTTACAAAGTTACCAATAAATCAAAATACATTAGAGACAACATTCTTTATTCACGATAGTCATGAGAAGCTTACTCAAATAGCAGACAATAGTTTTTCTATAATACCGGTCACAAACTTCAAGTTCGATACAAACTGGTTTAGTGTGTCAGTAATTCATCAAAAGACCAGCTTTGCAAACTCGAAAGCTACCTTTGCACCTGAGACAAATCAGTCTACAAAATCTCTAAATCATAAGAGATTACTATTGTATGCTTTTGTCAGTAAGAATAGTCATGCAACAACAAGCCCTATAGGTCATAGGACATAAGTCAGAGCAGTTCACAAAGTAATAGTAGATAATCATAATGCTGTCGTCATAGCTGTCGCTATCGGTGCAATAGCAACATATGCTCATAATCATGCAACAAACAATCATAATGCTCACGCTATTCATGCGATCACTGCTGTCAGGATCGGTGCTTCTTTTGCTAGATTAGAGAAATATCATGTTATAGATACCAATACCTTTGTCAATCATGTCAATATAGGTATGAATATAGTACCTATCTGCTCTCATAAGATATTGATATTATCTTTGAGGTTGCTTCGTGTCCCTTGTAGTGTTTTTGCCTGTGCTTCCATAAGACCACCAAACTTTCATCACTCAGATCATAGATTTTGGAGAGCTTGCTGTACTTGCTCGTATGTAATACCTATATCAGATACATTTCAGCTATGTATACTAGCTATTCATGTCATCTTCTCTAATTCTTCGCCAAGTCATACACCTGCCTCTGTGAATTGTCTGAAGTCCTGTCATGTTAACTTACCAGCCGCTCTTACCTGCCCTAAAGCATAAGTAAGTCTTGGTAGTTTGTCTACTCATACTCATGCTGATATATTACCAAGTGTCTCAAGTATAGGTATTATTTCTTTTGCTGTAAACCCGTAAGCAAGTAATTTTGTTGCCTGCTCTCTTAAACCTACAAGTTCGAAAGGTGTTTTTTTAGCGAAGTCTGCAAGGTCTTTGAGCAATACTTCTGCATCGCCAGCTGATCACAGCATCACACCAAACGCTATCCTTGCTTGTTGTAAGTTTCAAGCTAATGTAATCACTCCATCTGCTAGTTTCTGCACACCTGTCGCTAGTCAAGCACCGATAAGTATATTTGATATGGACGAAAGACCACTAGATGCAGATTGCAAGTTTGCTGTCTCGTTTTTTATTTTCTTCATTCACTCTGCATATTGCTGTGCAGATATAGTCCCTTTTTTGAAAGAGTCATCGAGTTTTGCTATTTTTACCTCCAATGATGCTATTTGAGATCATGATAGTCATACTCTATTTATCTCTTGTCACATTTTCCTTGCCTCTTCTGCAAGCATATTAAACTTTAATTGAAGTCTTGATGTGTCCTTATCTCATGTTGCAACGAGGTTTCATAGCTGTCATTTAGCGTATGTGAGCGATGAAGTGAGGTTATTGACATTAAGCTGTGCTTGAAACTTTAGGTCTTGATCGCCCGACTTCTTCGCATCTTTCAAAGCTCTCCTTGCATCGTCTAGTTTCAGTTGAAATCATGCTACATCAAGCTCTAGTTTTGTTTTCAGTGCTTGATCTATCTTTTTTCATGTATCTCTTGCATAATTTATACCATCATTGAAACTTGCCTTGTCTACTCAAGCTACTATATTTGCTCTCATCTCGGTCTGCAATGGCATGGTCGCTATTTATTGCTAAAATACTTTCTATTGTTTTTTATTATGTCTAGGTCTCTCTTTTGTGATATATCTAGTCATTGCGATGCTATTACCTTCATATTTATAGCCTGTCATTCTTTGAACATCTCATAACTCTCATATACTGTCTTGTCTAAATATCGTCCTATCTGTTCGGTCGTGAGTCTATCATAGAGCTGATCCATCGCTATCCCTGTCTTTTTGCATATAACCTCAAGATGATTATCAAAAGGGTTGCTATTGGGCTTCTTACCATTCACTGTCTTTGGCATATCGACTCACTTATAGATGCTATCCCATAGAGGGTGAAGCATTCACAATATATCCCCTATATAGTATTCCATAGACTCTATGACTAGCCTTAATATCCTTTTCTTTTTGAAACTATACCGCTTTACATTGTATGATTTCAGGAGAAAGTCTAGTATATACTTCTTTTGGAGAATAATACCTTTGATCTTATTAGACATATCATCAGAGACAAGCATGTCTATTACCTCCATATATTCCGATGTTTCTTTTGCTGTCGCTTGCTCGAACTCTAAAACACAATCCCCTTTTATAGTAGGTATAATATACTTATATCTCTTTTTTGCTGGGTATGGATACATCTATATCATAAAAACTAAAAGAGGGGACTGCCCCCTTTGTTACTAAAGTGTAACTGTCGCTTTGCTCTTCAAGTAACCTCCTCATGTAACACCGATGAAAGAAGCCTCGACTCCCTCAAAGTTTGTGTCAGACGAAAGAAGTACATATTTTTCTACAAGATCACCACTCAAAACATACTTCCAGAAGTAGATAGTATCTTGGATACCTTCTGTGGTATTGATTGGGTTCGGACAAGATACGAACTTATACAATCCGTAAGGCATAGCTAGTTTCTCGATATTGTAACCATCAAGAGTAGATGCGTTTGGAGTGTAAGAGTAGACAATAGTCACTGTTTGTGATAGTGTCGTTATTGCTGGTCATCAAGCTATTGTATTAAGCATTATACCCCATACATCTCACTGCTTCATAAGGAAGTAGTCTGCTTGTGATGCGAATGCTCCATCTACAGAACCAGTCACTGATGCGATAGTAGGAGCAGTGCCATTTCCGTTCTGATTTCCGATAGGATAGAATGTATTCGCTACAAATGGGCTTGCAATGACTTGATTGACACCAGTAACCGCTGTTCATGCTACATTGAGGATATCCAAACCGAGCATAGATGAGAATGCTGGTCTGTTGTTGACATCGAGCCATGTGAAGCTGATAGTAGGAGTCTTTTCTGATAGTCTTGCGAGTTCTCCAACACCACAGTTTCCTGCTCTGATGATTTCCTCGTTTTGGAGGCTATGAGAGACAGAAAAATCATTGATGTGTCCGACTGTGACAAATGTATAGAGATCAAGCTCTGTTTTTACAGTCGATTGGTTTGTTGCTGTGAGCTTTGTGATGCTAGTGTAATCAACTGTATCAGTACAGTAATAAAGATCACCCATAGTCAATAGCTTATCAGATGCGTTTGCTAATATAGTACTCATGTGTATAAAAGATTATAAGATAAATAGATTAACACCTCTTGCAAGGTCATTTTTCTGTGCTTGTCGATCATGTGCATACTCTGACATAAGGTCAAAATATAGCAAGATGATCCTCTGATAGATGTATACAGCTATCCTTTAGATAGACTTGTCAAGATACTGATGTGTTTGCGTTGAACTTATAGCATCTTGTAACAGGTGCGACAGCTTCAACGATAACATCATCTTCTTGCTCGATCGGTTGGGTTTGTTTTTTAGCCATTACTCAACACATATATAATTAAAAATATAGTCTTTCACTATATAATACCTGTTATCAGCAAAGAATATAGGACTCTTTGTGTCGTCAAGTATTGATTGGATATAAAATCCATCTATTACATTCACCTTATCACATCATTGATAGACTATCTCGTTTGTGATGGCATCTATTATGTCGCATAATATCCTTTCGGGTGTCTCTGTATCACTAAAAGACCTTTTACATACGACAGTAAACGAAACCCTCGCAGTCTTCATAATGTATCATATCTGTGACTTTGTGTTTGCTATGTCAGAGACTACTGATAGAAAAGTATAGTTTCATGATGGCGTGGCGTTATCATCAGGCTTTTGTGAAAAAATCTCTGTCATACCAGTTATTCACGAGTAGGACTGGACAAGATTATAGATATTCTCTCATCTTATAGATTTTATCATTTAGCGACCAATTTCAGCTAAAATAATTGACATCACTTTCTCTCTCACATTATCGACTGCCCTTGCAAATGTCCTGTTACCTATTCATTCATAGAATACAGATCATTTTGGCTTGTGATACTTGAAAGAGACTCATCATATACCATACTCTACAAATATCGCATAGTCTGCATCATTCTTTATAGATCATATCAAAGAATATCACTCATCTCTTACTCATTCCATGACATAGCTATTAAGCATCTCTTTGGTATCTTCGGGTGTGAGCCTTTTGAGTTCCTCCATCAATACCAACAATCACTTTCTTATCCCAATAGTAACCCTCTTTTTGATCTCTTTCTCAAAAGATCAAAGATCGAGCTTTACTGTTGTCATTTCATAATATCGCAAGATAAAGTTATACAATCTATTGATCCTGACAGACTAGGAGAGGCATCGACACTTGATACTATATAAGTACCAATACATCACATGATAGGGTCTTCCAACTCTATTACATGGTTTTCTCTTACCTTGTTGTATTCTATAGGCAACACGACTGTATATCATGGAGTGTCTGTATTCTCTGCATACTCCCTGCTACCAAAAGATCTCTTTGATTGCTCGTAATTACAAGGAACTTTGTCATCATAGATACACGAATATATCCTTTTCGATGTCCCTCATACTTTTGTGTACTTGACACAAGAGATAGTACATAGTTTGTCGAAATACATTATATGACCTGTCAGATAAAGCTACTTTTGTATTTATCAAGCACATTCAACGCTTTCTTTGGTATATTTATTGTCTCCACACTCGATATATGTCACTCCTTATCGGAATATGACACACTCCTGGATAAATTAGACTCAGAGACAACCCTATCTCACTTCAAAGATCATAGATTGTCGCCTTGGAGATATAACTGCTCAGCGATCCGAACAGTAGCGAGTTTTATATCTGTAGGTATTCAATCATCCTCTGTAGGAAATATGAATGTCTGTGTTTCTACTTCTTTCGTTCCATAACTACCTATATATGTGTCGATAATCCACTGCGACTCTGTTATCAACTGCGTCAATACTGAGTCTGTAGGTTTAGCGTTGCTGGCGAGTATGCGAGAGCTTTCTCTCACATCTTCGAGCGTAACATAGATAAGATCATCAAGAAGGTTTGCCATTCGTGTCTATAGCGGTGTAAAGTACGGACATAATCATTATAGTAGCGTATAACAACCATGAAAGTAAATGCTTTTTATTCTGCCATTTTCTCTTTTATCTGTTCTGCTGTTCGTCATCAAAAAGGTTTCTTTCCTGTCTTGTTTTTGTACTCCTCTCTGAGTGATGCAAGGTCTCCATCTTCTTTTGTTTCTTCTTTGCCTTCGGTTTTCACTTTTTTCTTCGGTTTAGTTTGTCATTCGGCAGTCTCAAATCATTTTTCTGTCATCTCTTTTATAAGAGCCTCATCTTCGGTCGTGAACTCGCCGATGTGATTGAATTGCACAAGTCTTGAAAGACTGAATGCTTCTAGTGGGTTTCATTTGAAAATCATTGTTATATTGATAGTAAATAAAATATCATATCTCTTATTGCTATAGGTAACCATAAGCTACCTATAACATAAGAAGTATAATTACATAGTAAGACCATAGATATATGCGTGGCATGTAGCTGCATTCTTGACTTGTAGTGTATATTCTCCCAATACTCTTCTTGCAATGTAGTCTCCACCAGGAAGAGTAGCATCTTCATCGAAGAACGCTCTATTCTGTAATGGTACGAGTGCTACTTTGCTAGGATCGAGCAATGCGACCTTGTCTTTGTCGAAGTTTCTATCTGCAACAATAGTCATGACATCACCCTGATCTGATACATAAGTTGTGACATACGAACCTGTCGTAGTGTCAGTTCTTTGTACGACTGGGTTGTTACCAGAGACATTGAATGCTGAAATCTTTCTTGCTTGCAAAGGGTGGCAAAGGATCATAGTGAGACCAGTTGCACCATTGTTTTTTGCAATTTCAGTAGCATTATTGATATGCGTTGCACTGATAGCAGAAGATGAAGCATTGACAGAGTTACCAGTTGCTTGTTGCAAGAACCACATAATACCTCCCATAGTACCAGCTTCGGAAGCTGTTCTTTGTACTCTTGGTGATCTTAGCATAGTTCTGTTCATCTCGTATGCGATATCGAGAAGCTGTCTCTCTACTTGGTAATTCAAAGCACCACCGATACCATATTTTGGTATTTCGACAGATGTCTTTGATACTTTCGCAGTTCTGTCGAAGATTTGAGTATAGTTATACTCGACAGATGGTTCGTAACCATTATCAGGAGAAGCGTCAGTTGCTTCGTTCTTTGGTCTTGATAAAAGATTGACGATTGTAGCAACTGCCATATTCTGGTCAGTAGAGCCACCATAGACTGTGATGTCGATGTCTTCACCACCTGCATCAACTGCTGTTACTTTTGCTTTGAGCGTACCCATAGCACCAGTTGTAAGCTCGAACTCGAGGATGTCTCCAACCTTGACACCTGTATTAGATGTAAGAGTGATAGTACCATCAGCTGCAGTATAAGGAGCACCTGTCTTGATAGTCCACTGCATTTGTGATACAGTATCCTCAAGCCATTCGTGTTTTGTGTTTTTAGCAACGCCCTCGACTCTGATCATTTCTGAAAGAACGGGACTTTTTTTGATGACCGTGACGAAAGCGTCCGATAGGTCTCTTACGACATTAGCGTAATCATAGGATAATTGTTTTCCTGCCATAGTGTATAAAGATAAATAATAAAATTGTTACTCGTCCCTTTTGATTACAGGGGCGTTCGCAATCATACTAGATACATTTCACTCTTTGAGAGCCTTGTCATACTCAGATGTATTTTGAGGATCGGATCATTCATCTTTAGGCTTCGATGAGAAGTCTTTCTTTGAATAATCAGCAACAAATCAATCTAATAGCTCAAGTTTCTCTTCGTGTGCTTTGTCTCATAGTACCTTGCTTACAAAGTCTCTCTTTTCTTCGGGGATAAGTGAAAGTTTCTCTTCCAAGCTCTTATTCAAGAACTCATCATACTTAGAAGCCTTTCCAGTGATAGCCTCTAGCTGTTGCTTGAGTGCTGTTTTCTCTTCTTCGCTTTTAGCGAGAAGTTCTTCATACTTTCACTTTTTCTTTGCTTCTTTTTCTTCGAGGTCTTTCTTGTAGTTCTTGAGTTCTTCGAGTTCGGACATTGTCTGACTCTTGAAACTCTCCAACTCATCGCTTGCTTGCTTTCTCCTGTCCCTTTCTTCTTTGAGAGCCTTTTTATAGTTCTCATGCTCTTCTTGCAATTTTGCAATTTCTTCTGGTGTCATGTGTGTGTAAGATACAATATAAATAACGGTTATAGAGAACCGATTCTATCCCCTCGCTACTGAAGATATTATGAGATGCTTGACCTATACGAGATCAAACAGCCTAAATATCGCCAATCATACAAATATACCATACATTACTATATTGACTAATACAAATACTCACCATTTTTCGTGGTTCATAACGAACTGCACTCACTGCTTTATTGTAGCCTCTGCATTCTTGATAGAGCCAAAGTCTATCTCTTTTGCACTATTGGACATTTGTGTTATCTGTTATTGGTAAAGGTTGTGTTTCTGATTGTATTCTATCGTATTCTTCTTGTGCTTCATCGTCGGTATATCCATTATATTCTTTTATTGCGTTATACTGTGATATGATATTCGCTGTTCTTGCGGTCGCCAATTCCTCTGCAAGCTCTTTTGATGATTTAGCGAATACATCAGGTCGTGTGTATTGCTGATCCTTATTTTCGAGAGCAAGGAACTCCATAAACGCCTGATCCAATATATCTCTTATGTATTCTACTTTCTTAATAAATGCACCATGCTTGAGAGTCCTGCTTCATACTCCTATAGCACCATCGTTTGTATCTAGTCATAGGAACTCGATAGGGACTGTCGTCATAGACGATATTCTTCTTATGTGGTTATCGGTATCTTTTATAGAGACATCTATCAGAGAATTGACATTATTGACGAACTCGACTTGACTATCCTCTCATCCATTGACTATCCTTCATACTTCCGAAAAGTCTATTTTCTTTCAAGAATTGTACTGATCCAATAGCTTCTGTGGTCGCTTGATATTTTTAAATAGAATGAAACTCTCCACATTCTGTAGATATTGTGTGTGGTTCATCACTATCTGTCTATCTATAGCATAGACGAGAGACTTGATCTTCTCGATCATAGAGTAGTCACTATCCTTGACAACAAATAGTGCTGGTATATCAAGTCATGTGATTATCTCTTCTTGCATTCAAGAGGTTTGGTATATTGTATCTAGTGGCACTTCTTTTCATCATGTCAATGTCGATCATGGCATAGCATAGAGCTTGTTCTCTATTCTTCATGGGTAATATGATGTCACGAGTACATAGATATTGTCCTTTTGGTCTTGATATAGTCTGCTTATTTTATCGATGCCGTTATCATTCCAATAGTTCTTTGCTGGCTGGTATGTCATTTGTAACTTTCAATTGATCCTCTCGATCCCTATAGTACAAAATCACAAAGATACAATATCTCTGACAAGGTCGTCTATTTGGTTACCAAAATCATAGTCGGGAGTACCGACATAGTATGCAAAAATATCTGCTATCGTCCCAAACAGACCACATCATATATTTATAAGCTTTGTTTTGTCGTTGTCATTGGAGAAAAACTTCTTGCTGATATACTTATAGTTATCATTGTCGGTGTCAACAAGATATAAGTTGTTTTCCAACTTCTTCAAAGACGATTGTCTGTATAATAGATTTTGGTCTTGTGTAGAAATGTTTAGCATAGGTATTATCTATGATATATAGCAGGTTGTTGCTATACTAAACATTTACAACCTAGAGAATTGACACCAATATAATACTTTTTCTATAGAATGCAATAGATTTTTAGATATATCTATCATCATTGATAAATATCACAGGATCGTCTCTTTTTAGTTTTCTAGTTGCTATATAACGACAAGCATCGAGTAGATGGTTATTTGTATCACTCGGGACTTTTAGATCGTTTCAATTCTTATCCTTTTTTCGACTATATACTCTCAGCTCTTTTCTTAGGTTATTACTACGGGATGTATAGTAAACCTTGTGTTGCTTCAATAAATCTATACCGAACTTTATACTATCTGGTCACTTCTCTGCAGGGTGGATATTATATCACATTCTATATATCTCTTCTATACTCTTTGGCTCTGATGAGTCTGCGACTATCTCATCATATCTTCATACTCATATATCTATATACTTATTGCCTATATCTTGGTTTGTCAATCATCTCTCATAGAGGCACTCATCAAACAATATACCATCTCTATACTTATAGAGACCTATAATAGCAGTAGGATCGTTACTATAGCCAAAGTCTTGTCAGTATCATAGCAACTCATAATCATCAGATACATCGCTCACCTCTTCCCATCACTGGAAAACCAATCACTCGACTCTTCCATATTCTCATAGTCAATACACTCTCCAGTAGAGCGGGTTTGTCTTTCATAGATATTCGATCTCTTTTATGATAGACTCATTAAGATATGGATTGTCTTTGTATGTACTCACGATTATATCGACATCTCACTCAGTAATAGCCCTCTTCTGCTCCAACTCTGTATTTATCCGCACTCACTCATCGTCAGGATTGAAGTCTATTATTATCTTGTATGTCGTCCTTATCAGTAACTGGTGAAACTCTTGATCGTATCTCAACTCATTCGCCTCGTTACAATACAATATATCTCTCCCTCTTCATCTTATCTTTTGCTCATCATCCGCACCAAAGAACTCAACCATCCTACCATTATATGTATATGTCTTGTCTGATTTGTTTCTATGCTTATCAGATAGCAGAAAGCTGTAGTTACTTTCTCCTATTATACTCTCCCGATCCCTGATCGCTGTCGCATTCAATGTCGCTGAGTATTTACGAACAATAGATAATACTCACGAGCTGAAAACCTTTCAAGTGTTATCTATTTTTCATGATATAAGCCATACAAAACACATCTGCAGTATTGATCGAGTTTTTGATGACCTCGTCCCGCCACGATTGACGATGATCTTCTTATCGCTCTCCCAGTTCTTCTGAAAGACTTTTGTCGCCTTTATATCGAGACTTGACATATAAGATATTATTTTTTGTAAATCATTCCCCCTCTCGGGACAAAGTGACGGAAAGCTAGTATTTATCTAGTAACTTTTTTCTCTATATGTCAATATACTCTACCCTTGCACTATCACATTTACCACTGCATTTTTAAGTCATCACTCATCATCAGTAGCAGATCATTTTAGCAAACTGTATCTCCTTGCACTTACATCGGCACTAGAGATCATATCTCTCATGCTTATCCCATCAGGGTTATCTTGTATTCTCCTCTCTATTTCCTCTTGTGCCAATCTTACTATATTAATATCCTTTTCTAAAATCTTTTCTATAGCATCTATCTTGGAATTGTCAATGACTGCTCCGTTTTGCTCTATATCTTTGAGTATTCTATGAGATGTTCCGTTTCATACTCAAGCCTTCTTCGCTATCTCTCTCTCTGATGCAAGAGGATTAGATAGCTTGACTGCTATTACCTTTGCTTTGTTCTTTATCTTATCTGATCTTTCTTTCATCTCGAGAAAAGAGAAATAAAATTGCTGACTATTGTTTTATTTAAGCACTCATATACTTCGCTTCTATTACCCTCCTGTCAATAACAGCATCTTTGTCGTC